CCCGATGGATCTGGATTTCTTATGGGATATTTTGAACACATTGATACAAGTGTCAAAACTACTCTTTTTCCTTTTGCAATAACAGATAACGCAAACAGACCCTTATCAAAGATTTCTTCTGTTAACTTTCAAAATTCACATCGTAGATGTCTTTGTGCCTGTGCTTGTTTTACCTTTGGTTTAGCTTATGAACTTTGGGCACAGATTGAAATCGATGAAGCAAAACAGGTTACACCCGAACCTAAGAAAGGTATTACAAGAACTCCTACAAAACCTAAACAAGAGCCTGAACCTGTTGAATCCATTGAAGATAAAGATTATGGTAAGCCTATAGCACAACCTGCTTTAGAAGCTGTCGTATCAAAGATTATGGGCTTATCTGAAAAGTATCCTAATAAAAAAGATGAAGTCCTCGACAAGTACAAATCTAAGTTCAAGATTACATCTGAAAAAATTGGCCCTGCTGACATAAGAACTGCGGAACAAGGTCAGTTCCTTACACTTCTAATAAATGAAATTGATTCAACCCTATGACTCAGGAAGAAGCGGAATTTGCAGGGAAACAAGTTCTAAATCAACTTCAGGAACGCAAGCTAGATCGCCATAAAGATTACAACAGAAACATTTTTACTGTTCGTACTGATGATCAACTTGCAGAAAAAATAAGGACATATTGCAAAGACAATGATGTCCCTCCAAATCAATTAATCAAAACTGTTCTTCAAAATTATTTTAATGACTAATTCTCAATTCAATCCAGCTCTACCTCTTCCTATTAAATGGTCTATAGGATCAGATAAATTCGATCCAGAAAAAGAAGTGTTGAGTCTCACAATACCTGTTGATTCTGTTACACATTTAATAGATCATTTAAAGAACCTTGTTAACACAAAAGCAAAACAAGGAGAAGTATATGATTTCAACAAAAAAGAAAAAGTTAAAACTCAATGTATACAAATCTACAGTAAAGCGATGGAAGGACCATACGGAGTATTTGGCAACATTAATCCACAAAAGGTCGAAGATGCCCCTGATTTAAATCAAATGGCATTTTGATAGAAACTTTAAAAATTCTTGATACTTTTGCAGGTATCGGTGGTTTCTCTTATGCTGCACATGAACTTGTCGGAGGATTTGAAACCACTCAATTTATTGAAATTGATCCCTTCTGTCAAAAAGTTTTAAAAAAACATTTTCCTAAAGTTCCCTGTCATGACGATATCAAAACCTTTTCAGCTTTCTCTGGACAATATGATGTCATCACAGGAGGTTTCCCCTGCCAAGACATCAGTGTCGCAGGAAGAAGAGAAGGAATTACAGACCAATCCCGATCAGGTTTATTTTACGAACTCATCAGAGTCATACGCTTGGTACGACCAAAGTTCGTTGTCATGGAAAACGTGGCAGCGATCCTTAATAACGGATTGGACATCGTTCTCGGAGAGCTTTCCGAAGCAGGGTACGATGCAGAATGGTCAATTATATCTGCAAGTTCACTGGGAGCAGCCCACAGACGTTCAAGGTGGTGGTGCGTTGCCTACACCAACAACTATGGATCATCTCCCTCCTCGATCAATGAGGTCAATGATGAAGCAGACCCAAGTTCACAGAAAGGGCAGAACCAAGTTAGCAAATCTTCGAGAAGCAGTGAATCCTCAGACAGTAGAATTGTTCGATCATTTGAGGGGAATGTTACCGACTCCAACAGCGAGGGATTACAAAGGAAGATCCTCAGTAAAATGGAATCAGGAATATGGTCAGCGAAACATACCAGACGTCTTGACCCAAACTGGCGATCATATGTCAGTAAGCCCATACTTCCTAGAGGAAGTTATGGGTTATCCAATCGGGTGGACAGAACTAAAGCCCTAGGCAATAGTATTGTTCCAGCTGTGGCTGCAATTCCATTACAACGAGTACATGATCTTTATTACAAATGAAACCAGTTAGAAAATCTATTCTTAAATTACGCAAACTCAAAGATATAAGACGTAAAAATTTAGAAAGAAATTTTTTAGAAATACAAATGAAAGGACAGGATCATTATGTTTTTATAAAAGACAATGGCAAAGCACAGGTTATTTATGATCAAGGTCGTTGGGTTACAGAACATATAAGAACTGCTGTACTTAAATTCAATTATGAAGTTGATAAAATTGATAAATTATTGATTAAAGACTTTACTGATGAAGAACTTAAGGAATACGAAAAAACTTCTTAATTGGATTAGTTGATTTTTTCTTTTCTTTTCTCATTTCTGCGACAACACGATTAGCTTCTAATTCTATAAGTCTGTTTAATAAAGATGCCATAAAAATATCTTGATCAAACTTCTTTCTAACCATATGTGTGCAATATCTTTTTACATTGTCTATGTCATTAGCTTTCATTATCTCTCTACACTGCATTTCAACTTCTAACTCCAGCTCTGGAGGTGCTGGTTCTATGTCAATGTTCAGAAATTTAGTGATTTTCATATTATTGAAGATTAGTGGTAGAACCGGGATATAATCTGGCCTCAATAAAAGCAACAGCTTGATCATCTATTGTGTTGTCTGTCTGTTTGGCTAATGCCTTTAACAAATCAATAATTAATCTCTTCATTGCTTTAGATTTGATAAATACAAGAAGAATAGGTTTTAGAATTTTTACCATCGTTTTTATGTGTTACTTTCCAAACATAGCTACTTTGCTAGTATTAGACAAGAATCTTAACTTTTATGGTTGAAGAGAAAAAGAAAAACGCTTTCCAAAAACTTAAGGAAGGTTTAGATGATAAAGAAGAACAACTAGCCATTATTAGTCTGTTTGTCAGATTAGGTGTTGTTGTTTGGAGTGGTTTTATAGTTAGTCTTAACTATATTGAACTACCGGGATATAGCAACGAACCTAAAGACATTACGTTCCCTGCAAGTCTGCTGACGGCTGCGATTTCTACATTCGGTATTGAAGCGTCTAGAAAAAATGGTAGTAAGAAAGACGATAAGGTTGCCACACAAGATGGTATGGTTCAGACTATAAGGGTAATAACACCTATTAAAATAGAAGGTGCTGAAGTAATCGACCCAAAACCTAAAAAATGAAAAAGCTACTTCCATTATTATTACTTGTACCAATGTCACCAGTTCTAAGTGACATCAAGCAAGAGTTTGTGACATCTGCTCAAATTACAGTTGATATGCCCTATGTTGTTACGAATAAGGTAGGAACTACATATTCACTAAGCGGAAATAATATTACACCATCTGTAACTGTAGGAGATACAACAACATCAGGAAAAATTGGTGGCATTAATGTTGGTAGCCTTAGTAATGGAGTGCCAGCGATGATTCAAACAGATACTACAGTGACAACATCGGGATCTGCTTTCAGCAAAACAGAATCCGTAATAATGGGTGACGCTACACCATCTGCGGTAACTCCTTCGAGTGGTATAGCTTCATTACCAGTATTAGGTGGACAAACAACAATAGGATCAGGTGGTACAGCAGGTAACCTTGCTCTTACTTCCTTAAGTTCTGGAGTTCATACCTGTGTTGCCGGGGGAAGTGGTACTAGCTGTATTGGATCTACTAAAGTTACTATTACGATTGACTAGACTTTACTGGTTAGTTTTACTATTATTACCTATAAGAACCCTTGCTGTGCCTGTCGTTCCACAATTTCGTTCGGGTACGAGCCAGACTTCAAGCACTTCTGAATCAGTAATAAATGAAACCATCACGAGCCATCAATATCGGACAGGATATTCATATTCTGCATCAGGTCATAATATTGAAAGTTCCGATCTTAACGGATATATCAACCCTACAGCTACCACTCTTACAGAACAGACAGTTGGAGGGGTAAATTTTAGTTGGACTTCACCAAACCTAGATGCTGTACCAAGATGGAAAATAACAAATGGTGGAGCAGCCTTTTCTCTTCAAGAAACATTAATAACACCAGGATTAGACACAGTAACCACAATAACAAGAACAATAAATTCAAGCACTACAACAGAAACTACAACTACTTTTGGGCAGTAGTTCTACTTCTTTGTCCAACAAAAGTTTTTGCAAATACTACAGTTGCAAGTCCTAGTTCTAATGCTCAAGGTGTTGTCAATAATAACGCAACTATGATTACACCATCTTCGATGCCACAGTTTAGAATGAGTCAGGGCATAGTCTGTGCTTCTCCTAGCTTAACGATCACTCCTTATGTGACAGATGCTTGGTCATTTAACAGGCCAATAGAACAGGTCACTAGGCAAAACATATATGACGAAAATACTGGAGAGATAAAATATGTTCAAGAGACTCCTAGATTTGAGAAAGATAATTACAATTTGAACTATGGTATCTCTGCTCAGTTCAATATTCCACTAGGAAAAGCACCAGCTTTATGTCATGAAGCGACTCAGGTAAACATTGAAGCTCAAAGATTACTAATCAAGAAAACCAAAATGGAGATCAGTTTATATCGTTTAGAAATGTGTGCAAAACAGGCAAAGTTAGGTGTTACTTTCAAACCTAATACTCCTAGTGCTGTTACCTGTGAAGATATTGTTGTTAATATTCCACCAAATCAAGTTATCCCACATACTCACAAATTAGAGTAGACAAGTCACGGGTATTAAACTTATCTACGGATTATTATTTTACCTTCTTTTTGGTTAATTTAGAAACGGCTTGCTTGACTAGGGGTCTTACAAGCCCCAAAATAGCGGGAGCAGATGCCCCAACCAAAGCCAAGCTAAATACCCCAACAAACTGAGGCATAGAAGGGATGTACTGATCTTTAAACGGAACGTCTTCATAAAGAGTTATACATTCACTCCCATCTTGCCCTCTTTCGTGCCCAATAACACGTTCTAACTTTTTATCGTTACGAAAGTCTCCTACTCTTTGGTCATTTTTCCCAGGACAGGGAGGAAAAGGTGGTGGGGGTGGTTCAGGTAATGGAGGAATATCTGGCTGCTCTGTTTCTGGTAAGGGCGGTGGTTCGTTATTGACAGGTGCTTCTTCTGTAATGACAAGATTCTCAGGTGTATAGTCAAGAGGTACAAAACTAGGAAATGGGAAATCGCACGTTGTAAATACACCATTTGGATCTTCCAATAATAAATTACGATTACCAGTATTTTTTATATCACGATGTTGATAGGTACAACCAGGAACATCAATATTTGGTGGCTTTGCTATTTGTAAATAATGAGGATTATAAGGTTCTGGTACGTTTGGAATATAAATATCTGGAATACTTATATCAGGTATTTCCATTTATTCATTTTATTATAGGCATAGACGGACCTGTCATTTTAGGCAAACCATTATCTAATATTTTTGGCATCATTCCTTGTACATTACCAAGAATTTCATTCATAACTCTTGATTTAAATTGTTCTGAAGTTACATACTTGTAACCTAAGTATGCTCCACCACTCATTGAAGCTACCATAAGAAAAGAAATAATACTTAATACGTTAGCGATTTTTTGAAACATGATTAAAGAAGCCCTCCTAAAAGCTAGTGTGCCAATTACTTTGATGGTTTTGGCTTTGATTGTTGGCCTAGCTCCACTGTACCTGTTGGCTGGGATTCTTGCTCGATCTTCCTCAACAACATCTCCTTTGCCTGTACACCACCCTCGAGCATCTGAATAGCTTGGGTCGTTTCTTGCAATACTTTTTGAGCTTGTGCTTGCTTTTGCTTTTGCTTAGCAAGTTCTTCTTTCCACTCAACTAATTGTTTTTCTATAATGCTTTTCATAAAAGACTTGGCATATTAGGATCTACTGGATATTGTGTCATGTTTGGGGTTATAACACCTTCTTTTTCTGTAGCTTGATAGAGAGTAATTAAAGCTGCTGTGTCAGAACAAGCATCAATTTCTGCTTCCCTAGTATTGCAAGCAGTTCTAACTGCATCACGATATGTGCTAATTTTTGTAGGAATTTCTGTTCCTTTTTCTAATTTTCTAACAACATACCAATCATAATTTGCAAGTCTTGACGCTGCCTCATTCTTTTCATGATTTTTTAAAATAGTTTTTACTCCATAAGTAATATGCTGTGATCCATCTGCATATTTTATTAAATTACCTTCTCCATCTACAGAATTTTTATCATCAAGTGCTTTTGCAGTACCATCAGAATAATAAAATCTAGAATCATATACAGTAGGGTCTGCAACTTCTACTATTCCAGCAGCAGTTTTTTCTTCTGCTGTACTTAAATTTAGCCAATTTGCTGGATAATTTGTTGTTCCAATACTAAAAGGTTTACCTATGGGTATTGGAGTTCCGTCTGATAATTGAAATGCCATAACTATATATTACCTTAGATTAACTAAAATGCCCTTGCATATTTAAAAGCGTTTTCCGCAAAAGCCATATAGAAATAAGTGCCCGAACCAGCATTTACAATATCAAAACCACTTCTCATTTTAAAACCATTAGAAAGAAAATCAACATTAACTTGCGAGCTTGTACTGTTTCCATCATTTGTATCTGCTCTTAAGAAGTCATCTATTACATTAAATGTAGATCTAGCTGAGTCATAAATAACCCAATGATTTCCAGAATTTGTCCTACGAATCATTAGGTATCTAGGTCTTAGGCCAGTATATACAAACGTACCATCGCTGTTTCCATTGCCATCAAATTGACCTATCGCACTGAAACCTTCAATTTCTGCAAAAGCATAAGCTATATAAGTTTTACCACTTCCATTTGTACCATCACCTCCATCATTACCACCTATTGTATAAACAGTTGATGTTGGTTCTACATTTGGGTAAGTGTGTGCATCAGAAGCCTCACTATCACTCGTATTAAATTTAATGTATGTAGCTCCATTTCCAGTTATTTGTTTTGAATAAAAAAACCAATCCTGAGAGCTACTTCTATTTTTTGTAATTATAATTTTTGGTTTTACTCCTAAACCATGTCCAACAGTGTTTTGACTTCCTGTGCCAGTATAAGAAATAATTGAAAATCCAGCAGTTGTATTCGCTCGTACTTGTGTTGTTATTCCTCCATTTGTGTTTGATGCAGTAGAAGTACCAGCATCCCAACACCACGCGACATAGTTTTCTCCATTGTTATTTCCATTTTCATTACCGAAAGTAAAACCATTTGAGTCAAATGATTTTAAACTAGCTGCAACTGTACTTTCTGTAGTATTGCCAAGTCCGCTACTTGCATTACCTAATCTTTTAGTAGCTCCCCTAACAGTGTCAAAAACAGCATGAGAGTTAGTTCCACTTGTACCTTTTATCCAAACCCAATCAGGGGAAAAATCTAAACCAGTTATTGCATGACTATTACTTCCATTTCCTGTATAAAGCAAAGCATCGAAATATTTACTACCTTTTGGAATTGTCGGTTCATCTATATTTGCACTATTTAATACATCTGTAAAAGTAGATGGTTGATGAGAAAATCCCTGTTGCCCAAAGTTAAATCGAAAAAATGTTTCATTCCCACCACCACCAGCATCTACAGAAACGTGCATTAGATAATCCCGATCAGTAGGAATACCTGTAATTACAGCCCCAGTTCCATTATCAGGATTTCCAGAATTGTAATAACTGTTTGCTTTATGTGCATACATTTTACCAGCCGAAAGGTCTAGAGCAATGCCACAAATATCACCACTGCTAGGTCTTGATCCAAAATTTGTAACTGACCCCTCATCTTTTGCACCCGGAGTTCCAGCCCCTCCTCTAAAATCAAAAGCAAACATTCCTGTAGTTGATCCACCTTTTATAAATTCCTTTTGGAAAAAATCATCAGTAATACCAACAGGACATTGGCTACCACCACCAGTTTCTGTATATTCAAATTCCCAATAATATTTTTTACCAGATTCTAATTTATGTGTCCCTACAACTGAACCATCACCACCTCCTTGCCCAAAAAATCTCAAATTACCATCTTGCGGTGGTTGTCCTTGAAAACGAGATGCAGGATTTAAAACGCACCAATTATTTGTTGGGGTATCAGTTACAGAATCATTACTAACTCCAGAACTTACAGAAAACCCACTAACACTCGTAAAATTATTGCCATTTCCACTAAAATCTGTTCCTAAATTTGATGTTGATGAGTTATCTGAAAAATTAATATAGTAACCTTTAGTTCCGTATGATCCAGAATACTCAATCGGCTTGTATTCACCTGTTACTGCATCAGTCTCAGCAAAATCACTTGGTGCTAGTTGTGACCCATCAATATAATTAAATTCTGCCATATAGCCATTAAAAAATGCTTCATTACCAGCAGAGTCATGTTGACAACCTATTCTGTTTTCATTATTAGAACCAACAAAAGTTTCAGCATTTTGACTTGGATAACTACCATTTAAAGTTTGCTGTTCTCCATTAATATAAATTTTTACTCTATTTGTTGATGTGCTTTGTGTAGTGTCAACAGCATACATAAAATGATACCAAGCACTAAAATCTCTTAGTTTCATTTCTGAATCAGTTTGCAGACTCATTTGAGTGCTATTTCCTTCACGACTAAATATTCTTAACTGACCAAAATAAATTTGAAAAATTGTTCTATTTGCGTCATTTGTATAAAAATCCCAAAAACTATGTTCAGCTAATGTTGATCTTTTTATCCAAACAGAAACAGTAAAAGTTCTTTGATTACCACTACTACCTCCTTCTCTGTGCATATTCGCACTGTCAGAAGAATTAAATCTTAGACTTCTATCAATTTCATAATCATCTGCTGCTCCAGACGCTCCTGCTCGAATTGTGTCAAATAAAGCCATTTATTTTACATCTAAAGAAATTGCACAATGAATCACATCATCTGCCTTAATTACATAATCTATTCTATCCACTGCGTTAGCTGCTGTCGATAAGGTGGGTGCTGTTCCGCCAACAAATTTATATGCTGAAGTATATGATAAAGTTCTTGAACCTGTGCCATCTTGCGTAATAAAAATAGATCCAGATTGACCAATCGTATTTTCATCATTATTAGCAGCTAGGGTTCTATTACCTCCAAGAGTCACAGAATGATGTATGCCTGACTCGAAATCCACAGTAATTGTACCTCCATCAGATAAAGACGAAATAGCAGCAGAACATTTGGAATTAGCACCAAAAGCCAAACCTAAAGATATTGATAAAACACCACTGGCAGTATCAGCAGTGTCCGATCTTAAAAATTGACTTGAATCAATGCTATCTAATGTCGCTGCATTACCTCCATCAGCAGAGGTTATATAGCCAGCACCATTTGTTATTGCGTTATTATTAAGAGATATATTTGCCGATCCATCAAAGGAAACACCAGCTATTGTCCTTGCTGTAGCAAGTGTAGTTGCAGTAGCAGCATTTCCTGTACAAGATCCTGATGAACCAGAGGTGTTACCAGTAACATTTCCCGTTAAGTTTCCTAGAACTGTATCAACAGCCAAAGTGTTTGAACTTGGATTATACGTAAATTTACTAGAAGTTGAATCAACTGCGATAGTTTTAGCTTGTCCATCATTATCAGTACTAAATAAAACTTGTAGTGCAGCATTAGTAGTTACTCCAGAAACATCAACTGAATCAGCAGAAGCAGCGTTTCCTGATGTGTCTTGATTTCCAGAAGTATTAACACCAGGTAAATTTATATTCCCCGTTCCGTCAAATGATACTCCACCAATATTTCTTGCAGTTTCAAGGGCTGTGGCTGTGGCTGCGTTTCCTGTAGTGTCCTGATTTAACGTACCTACAACAAAATCTATAGTACCATCACCATCTTGGTACGTTACTGTTATGCCTGTCTCAGTATTACCAGTAAGCATGCCTCCAACAATATCTTGGACTTGCTCATTGGTCAGAGTTGCAGTTATATACCCTGCTCCATTAGTAATCGCATTGTTATTAAGAGATATATTGGCAGAACCATCAAAACTAACTCCTGCAATAGTTCTTGCTGTTTCAAGTTTTGTTGCAGTCGCAGCATTACCAGTAAGCCCAATCTCAGTTACAGAATTATCATCTTTTTTCGTAAATAATTTACCAGTATCCGTTCTTACAGCTAATTCGCCTGTTACAAGATCACTAGCACCTGGATCGCTACCACTTGCTCGTTTTAATCTGATTGTGTTTGCCATTGGTTAGCTCTCCTGATGTTTAGTTTCTAGTATGTTCCTCCATCTATGTTGAAACTAGAGGCACTTTCATCTTCTAAAAATGTAACAAGGTCAGACAAGGCAACCTGTTTCATTGTTCCAGCATCATTACAGATAAATCTATCTGCTGCTGCCAAAGTAGTTGAAGTTGCTGACGTTCCACCATCAATCAGATTTATTTCAGAAGTCGTAGCTGTAACTCCGTCCATAATGTTAAGTTCTGAAGTTGTTGCAGTAACTCCGTCCATAATATTTAATTCAGAAGTTGAGGCAGTGACTCCATCTAAAATATTTAGTTCAGCAGTTGTTACTGTAGCTCCATCAAGAATACCGATTTCTGTTGAAGTAAGAGCAGCCAAAGCAGCAGATCCACCTGATTGACAGGAAGATAAGTTTGTTAAGTCTGTTGCAGATGCTTGTGCTCCAAGACTTGCTCTAGCTGTAGCTCCAGATTCAAGAACAAAGTTAGAACCATCACCAACAATAAAGTTACTGTCTGTTGGAGTTAGGCCAGCTATATCACTAAGTTGTGCATCAAAAGCCTGGACATTAGTTCCAATCGCTAATCCTAAAGCAGTTCTAGCTGCACTTGCACTTGTAGCCCCCGTTCCACCATCGCTAATTGCAAGAGTTCCTGTTATAGAACTAGCACCAAGATCAACAGCAATTTCATTAGATTCAATAGCAAGTCCACCCTCATTTTTGAGATCAACAAAAATTGTATTACCAGACTTAGTTAAACCATCTCCTGCTGTGATCTGACCAGCACCAGAAAACTGTGAAAATACAAGGTTATTAGTTCCTACTACAGCAGATCCTTTGTTGGAAGTACAAACAAAACCATTTTCAGCATTTACAGTTCCCTGTTCTACAAAAACAAACGCTCCAGCAGCATCAGCACCAGCAGCTAAATCATCTACCCTAGTAGGTGCACCAGAAGCATTGACTTTGTAAATACCATTTTCTGTCTGAGTACTTTGGTCTTTAATAAGTATTCTGTCATTAGTTGCTAATGTAATACCATCAATAGTTTGACCATTAGCAAAAGCAGAAGCTAACGTGCCATTTGCTGTCGTGGTTGCTTTTACAGAATCTTTTACATCTAATCCTTGAGAAACACCATCAACATACGATTTGCTTGCGGCATCAGTAGAGGCAGTAGGTGTAGCTAAGTTTGTTATTTTCTGACTATTCAGAGATACAGCAGCAGAAGGGGCTGTCATCTGATCTAGTCTCGAAGTTCTTACTTGAGTATCAAAATCACTAACCTTCGCTGAAGTTAGCGTTGGTACGTCTGCAACTACAAGTGACCTAAATGTAGGTGCAGCGTCACTACCTGTTGTTGGTCCTGATAATACTAAATTAGCTCCTCTTACTGTTGCCTTATCAAAAAATGCTCCCTTACCACCAATAGCTTCAATACTTGTAGCAGATCCTCCTGCTCCTCCAGTTCCTTTACCAATAACTAATACTTCATCACCTTCTCTAAAAGCTATTTCAGCATTTTCTAATGACGTTGGGTTTGATGATCCAGTAGATCTTTTAATTCTAATTGTATTTGCCATTAGAAGTTTC